ACACTCTCATACTTTGCAAGACTTGCTGAAGAGTGAGATACAATCAACTCTGTCTAACATTGTTAGTCATAGCAGCATATTTAAATTTACTACTTAAGTAAACATAGACCGTAGAGAAATCTACGGTCTTTTAATTTGGATCTGTATTTCTTGTATTCTCTGTTTTAATTAAGTCTGTATCAATAAATTGTGATGAATCTGTATATCTCATTATTGTTCTCATATCCTTCAAGAAGATTCCAAGATATTGTGGACTTAAAATATAGATTTCTCTTTTAGCATCATTTAATTTAGTTTCATATTCATAATTAGTTACACCACCTACAGGATTTAGTGTAGCGGTGGAGGACGCTGGATCTGGAATTGTAAATCCAGAATCTACGACTTTTCCTTTGGGAAATACCAATCTACCGTTAGCATCTTTTACTTCTGTAGTTTCATAGTGACGAATTTGATTAAGATCATTTCCATACTTATTAAATGCATAGTTATACATGTCACGACTATCTAATGGCCATTGATCTCTTACATTGGTTATATTTGCACTCGTAAGGACAACCCAATCCAATCCCTCATCACCATATACCGATTCTGCAACTTGATCAGGTCTAACACCATCCCTAATATAATAACTATTCAAAGATGTAAAAATATAACTTAAATCATCACGTAATTTTGCTCTACGAAATAAATTTTTTACTTGAATATAATCTGTAGAATTATTTCTTTCTTTTAGGAAAGATTGATAATTTAAGTTTGGTAGTTCTCTAAAATAAGTCATTAGTATCCAACTCCTTTTCCAGCTGCTTTAGTATCATAATCTTCTTGATAAACTGGATTGACTTCTGTGAATGAGCATTGAACAGACATGTGTGTTGGTGTACCATCATAAAATGTTGAATAATTTCCTGACTGTGTATAATTAACTTTTAAATTTGTAAGATGAGCAGGTAAAAATTTGTTTAAAAATGGATGAGATTTACTTCCCTGTTTGTACTCTAGTTGAAATATATCTGGTTGTTTAATAAAGACACCTTTTCCTGTTGTGCCTTTTTTTGCAGCCATAGATCTTTTTAAAACTTTAATTATATTTTTTACTTGTTGTGCTTCATCATAATTACGAGGAAAAAATTCAAATTGAAATGGGAATACTCTAAGTTGAACTCCTTCAAACAATAATTCAAGATTTGGATTTAAAATTTGACCAGATGCTCTTGCTATTAATTGATTGGGTGTAACATTACCACCGAATGCACCGATTGCACGACCTGCAATCGCTGCTGATATCGCATCTTGATTACCTGCTATTGCATCAGCCCCTTCTTTAATTATCAACCCAAATGCTTGTTGTATTTGTTTGAAATTTGGATTATCCAATGTGGAGGCTACCAAACCAGTACCAATTGCTTCCAATGGATTTAAAGTTCCGTTTCCATATTGTACACCGTTTGAATCTTGAACTTGTCTTGGTATTGGTAAGTATATCGTATGTTTCGCTTTTTGATTTTTATTTGCAGTAGAAGCTGTTCTTAAAGCAAATGGACTTGCTTCTGCATCTTTTAATGCATCTCCTCCTTCTACAATAGCATCATTACCTTCACCTTTAACATTAACTAAACCTTGTAAGTTTAAACCAGCTTCTTTGAAATCAGATATTCTGATAACTAAAAAATCCATAGAATCATCTAAGGCAGTATTGGGATATCTTAGTGTTTCTGGAAGACCACCAGTGGTATCGTAATCTTTTACTCCATCTTTGTCTTTTGTTTCTTCTCTTTTTTTAGCATCATAAGTATTCATCGCTTCAACGGAATCAAATCCTCTCATACCAGATATCTGTTCTTGACTAAATCCTGTTGTATTTGTACTACCTAAGTTTCCTGCCATTTATCGACCTACTTTTTTACTATTTAGGAGGTTTCATTTGGAAATTCTGAAATGGTATCAATTCTAGGTCTTTCAACTCATCCGAAGTCACTTCATATAATCCACCTTGTACTTCTGGATAGGTGTATTTTCTGTTTCTACCCCAGTGAAAATTATATGCAATAAATCCATAAGAGAATACTTCAGTTACTTGAACTAAGGGATTCAAATCAAATTTAATCTCTGGTGTCTTCGCCATGTATCTAAAAATATAATATGAACCTGGTATTGGCACAACAGGACCTTCAGTTAAAACAGTCTTAACTCGTGTTGCAAGTTCATCTGGATTTTTTATACTGACTAGACTGTCTGATATTGGACGAATACGGTTCCCAAGTGTATCTTCAGGTCTATCCTCTTTATACAAACCTTCATCTATCAGTTTTTTTCTAAGTCTTAATAGTGCTTTAGGAGATAATCGTGTTGCTCTACGTGCCATATTTAATTCCTAATTCTTTCTCAGTGAATACTTTGAACTCATATCCACGATCTTTACACCAGTCATCTGCTGCTTCCCACTTTGCTTGATTCTTTGCATATTCATATGCTTCACGTAGATAACCTTTTGTTTGTCTTTTTGGTTTTGCTGGTGGTTTTGTTTGTTTAGCAGGTTTTATTTCTATAATATATTTCTTGATTGCACCTGTACTTTCTTTCACTTTGATGTAGAAATCAGGAAAGTATCTATGTGGTCTATTGTCGATTGGTGAACGATACCAAACATACATTTCTTCACTACCCCATTCAAGTATTCTTTCATTATTATCACAGTAAACCATAAATTTTCTTTCCCAAAGTGACCTATAAACTATGTTTGTAGGATTACCTTTATACTTTCGAGGATAAGATGGTTGATATTTACCCTTATAAGTCATCTAAATAATAATAAGACAAGTTTTAGGTATTTAGAGTGGTAAGACCCCGTAGGATATCAGATTTTAAACCCACATTTACAAATTTAGCACAAACATCACACTATCAGTTGATATTTGGGGGACTACCCACTGGATTGAGACAGCATTTAAATGTAAGAGGTATAAATTATAGATTCATAACAGAAACATCAGGATTGTTATGCAGTAGTGCAGTATTACCTGGTGCAGGTCTTGCTACTGCACAGGTAGTTGGTAACTATGCAGGAGTTACAGAGAATATGGTTCATTCAAAAATATTTACTAAAATAAATTTAGAATTTTATGTTGATAATGAATATAAAAGTTTAAAATTTTTAGAACATTGGGTTGAATTTGTAGCAAACGGATCTGGTGAAGATCAATCTAGAAAAGATTACTATTATAGAATGGAATATCCTGATGATTATAAGACCTATCAAACAAAGTTAATTAAATTTGATAGAGATTATAAACAAGAAATGCAGTATAATTTTTATGGTATGTTTCCATCACAAATAAGTTCCATTCCTATAAAATATGAGGGATCTCAGGTGCTAAAGGCAACTGCTACCTTTATGTTTGATAGATACTCTGCTGGTAAATTCTCTAGTTATGATAGGTATAGAGGAAATTATAATAACTTGAAAGAAAACCAACCTAAACCTGAAGTACAAGCGATTATGGATGACGGTGGGTATAACCAAGAGGAGGCTTCCATACTAGCGTCAGGAGGTTTTGTAGAAACAGTTATCGAATAACCTACTATATAATATACAATTTAGTAATATATTATGCCTTTACCAAAGATTAGCACCCCGACATATGAGTTGGAAATTCCGTCAACGAAGAAAAAAATAAGATATAGACCGTTTTTAGTCAAGGAAGAAAAGATATTAATAATCGCTATGGAAAGTCAATCTGACTCTCAGATAGCGAACGCTGTAAAAGATGTTCTCGCCAGTTGTGTACTCACAAAAGATATAAAGATAGAAGATTTATCAACATTTGATATCGAATATCTATTCTTAAATATTAGAGGTAAATCTGTTGGTGAGGATGTTGAAGTGATGGTAACTTGCCCAGATGATAATAAAACAAAAGTTCCAACTTTAATTAAACTTGATGATATAAAAATTAAAACTTCAAAAAATCATAGTAAGGATATAAAATTAGATGATAATTTAACCTTAAGAATGAAATATCCATCTATGAAAGAGTTTATTAAGTCAAACTTTAGTGTAGAAGGTATGAAACCTGAAGACACATTTGATTTAATTATATCTTGTATCGAACAGGTTTATAGTCAAGAGGAGTCATGGTCTTCTTCAGACTGTACTAAGGATGAGATGGATGAGTTTCTTGATCAATTGAATTCTACACAATTTAAAGAGATTGAGAAGTTTTTTGAAACAATGCCTAAATTATCTCACACATTAAAGGTAAAAAATCCTAAGACTAATGTTGTAAATGATATAAAATTGGAGGGACTGACTGCTTTTTTCGGGTAGGTATGGCTCATGAAGATCTTGAGTCATACTTTAAAACAAATTTTGCCTTGATGCAACACCATAAATATAGTTTGACAGAGCTTGAAAATATGATTCCTT